GAGTGTGATTTTGAGGCAGAGTTATGAAAACATATGAAGTTATAGTTAAATCTACAATTTTGGAAAGACATATTGTAGAAGCAAAATCTAAAAAAGAAGCAGAAGAACTATGGGCAGAAGGTAGTGCAGATTATCAAGATGACATAGATCAATTCGATAGTGTTTGCGAAGAGGTAAGAGATGCTTAAACATTTAGATTTATGTAGTGGTATCGGTGGGTTTGCTTTTGGTTTCCAACAAGCAAATCTATCCGAGCCAATGGCATTTTGTGATACGGACAAATTCTGTCATAAAGTGCTTAATAAAAATTTTCCAGGAATTCCAATTTTTAATGATGTGAAGGAGATCGCAGATGACCCAAGAAGATTTATTTCCGAAAGACCCGATATTATCACGGGTGGTTACCCGTGCCAACCATTTTCCACAAGTGGCAAAAGAGATCCGAATGACCCTCGAAGAATCTTTCCGTTCTTGCATAGCATTGTTGAACAAACAAGACCCTCTTATTGTGTTTTCGAAAATGTGTATGGACACATCTCATTGGGACTTGACGAGGTTTTGTTTCAAATGGAAAGCATCAACTACCATACGAGGACATTTGTATTTCCGTCTAGTGCAATCGGAGCAAGACATAAAAGGGACAGACTTTGGATCGTCTGTCGAAACTTGGGCGACCCCGACAACTATGGATTCCCTTCCACCAAGAAGTGCAGAAGCAACGAAGAAATTGCAACAGACACACAGAAAAGGTCGCAAAAGACCGAGCAATTTGAGGGAGCAAGTCGATCCGAAGACAATGGAAATGTATCCAACTCCAACAACGAAGGGATACGGACACGCATCAGAGGGACAGACCATGATGTTCAGAAGGAAAGTGGAGAAGGGCGAACTGACGGAAGCAGAAGCTCAAGCCATGATGAACGGAGTAACTTTGAGACCACCAAGAATGGAAGAGTGGAAATTTCCGACACCAAATTCGGGACTGAAGAAACACAGTTACAACGGCAACAATCAATATTACGAGAAAAGATTGAAGGACGGCAGACAAATCGATCTGACACACAAGATTTATCAGATAGAGGGAGATGCAAGACTAAATTGCGATTGGGTGGAATGGTTGATGGGGTATCCTATTGGTTGGACGAACCTAGAGAAGTCCCAAGAATCACAATCAATCAACCCGACAGAGCCAACAGACTAAAGGCTTTGGGAAATGCAATCGTTCCTTTCAATGCAAAATTAATTGGATTAGCAATCAAGAAGGAGATTGAAAATGGGGGAGTATGAGTGTTGGGATTGCGATAAAAAATTCCATTTAGACGAACCACCATATGATGGTCGAGAAATTTGTTATGAATGTAGAGAGGAAGAAAAGAATGAAAAACAAAGAACTTAAAATAATTCATGATGTTTTAGATGATTATGCCGACATAGTTTTTAATGATCAAGACGATTATAGCGAAGAAACTATAGTGGGTGTAACGGAAGCATTAAGAATAATTAAAATAGAAATCGAAAAAGCAACTCCAATCCCTAAAAACCCGTTGACTGAATATGAAAATGGTTGGCGATTTATTGTTTGGATTGGTGGTGTTGATGACTACTACAAGAACTTTAGTAGAGCACAAATGGATTATTATAATTGGGTTAAAAAAGGTTATGATGATGTTGTTCTTACAGAAATACAAAAAGATGGATCTGAAAAGATTTTACGAGATCAAAATAAAGTTTGGTTGACAGTAAAGGATTAGATGATCTATGTTTAAAATGCACGAAGCAATATCGGGAGTTGCTATTTGCCCAAGTTGGAGAGAGTTTTTTTCCCCCCACTTTCTCCAACAACTTTATATTCACCATCAATAAATGCAGAAGGGTGATTTTTCCTAATTTCAGAAAGTCTAGCTACAATCTCTTCACGAGAAAGTTTATCTAAATTATGAGTTACATTTGTTTCCCTACGATCAATCGCAAGACCACCGAGTGCAGACCTTATCTTCTCTGCGTTCACGGCTGCAGAAAACTGACCAGATTCCTCTGCACCTTTGGAGAGATCTGCAAACCTTTTCATCTGACCAGTCAAAGTTACTCCATATCGTCTCTCACGAGTTTCTCGAAGATCTTTGATATGCTCGTTTACCAATGGAAAATCTTTACCATTAAGAAGAAGACTTGCAGTCTTACGAGCTTGTCCTTCAGAATAACCTGCTTGTCGAGCACATTCCGAGTTAGAATTTGTACCTTCTACAATAAGTTTTGCAAAAGTTTTTTGTCTATTAGTCAATGGCATGAGCATATAGTAGTGTTTCTCCCATATTTTATCAATAAAAAAAGGAAAAAAAATGACGCGGTCGGCTTTGAAGTGTAGAAAGTGTAACCAAAGTGTAGAAAGAACCTCTAGTACTACCAAGGGTTACAGAGTGTTTTCTACGTTTCTACACTTTCTACACCTATTTTTAAAAAATTTTATCAAACAAAAAAATATGAGGAGAACTCTATGTATAAGCAGAGGAACATCATTTTGAAATACCAAGATAAAGAAAAGTGCACCAGGTGCCGTGTTGCTATGAAGAAAATAGCATTAACCTTTAAGAATAACAAAGTGCTCGAAGTACATAAGTGTCCGACTTGTGAGTATAAGAGATATAAGGAAGAAAAAAGTTATTATGCCTCTTGACTTATCGTATCCCATGCATTACTTATATATATGTAGTAATAATTATTATAGGAGATATTATGGGAGCTACTAAAAGACTTTGGGAAGACATGATCGAAAACGAAGTTGACGATTTTGTTGATGGCATCATACCCAAAGAAAAGTTAAGTGATGATGCCAAAGAAATGTATCACTTTGATGATGCGGATACATCTTACAAATCTTTAAATGTTCGTGTTTCTGTTTACGAGCAAATAAAAAGATTATCCAAAAAGGATAACAGAACTATTAATGCAACAGTTGCTTTAATGGTTAAAGAAACTTTAAAAAATAGAAGGAGAGAAAATGCCTAAAGCAAATATGAAAATTTATACGACTACTGACTTCGATCAGTTTAAGTATATAGCAGGTAATCGAGACGTAGTAGATGCTCATGTTAAGAGTTTATCAGAGCAAATAACTATAAAAGATTTTCAGATACCTATAATAGTAAATGAGAAGATGGAAGTATGTGAAGGTCAACATAGACTTGAAGCATATAAAACTTTGAAGATTCCTATTACTTATATAATAAAGGAAGGCCTGGATATTTTTGATATTAGAAAGTTAAACTCTGTATCAAGAAAATGGACTATGGAAGAGTATTTAATGAGCCATGTAAAACTAGGTAATAGAGATTATGAAACTCTTGAATGGTTTCATAGGCATTATGAGTTTAGTATTTCTGACTCTATTTCTATGTTAAATAATAAAGGTTATCATACGGGTAGTGACTTAAAGGACTTCAAGACGGGAGAATTCAAAGTTGTTGATTTGGAATGGGCGAAAGATACGGCTGCTAAGATCATGCAAGTTGGAGAATATTTTCCTTATTGGAAGAAAAGAACTTTTGTTGGTGCTATGATCTCTGGACTAAAAGACTCATCTTTTGTGTGGAAAATTTTTGAAGCAAGACTTAAAAATCATTCTTCTAAACTCAAGAATCAAGGTAGTCGTAATGATTTCATTTTGAATATTGAGCGACTATATAATCATAATACCTCTGCCGAAAAGAAAATTAGGTTGCAAGTATATGGAACTCGATAATACTAACTTCCCTCTGAAGACCGAACCTTACGATCATCAGAGGGAGGCACTACGACTAAGCTATGACAAAGAAAACTTTGCATACTTCATGGAGATGGGGTGTGGTAAATCAAAAGTTTTGATTGATAATATGGCTTGGTTGTATTGGAACACAAAGATTGATACGGCTATCATTGTAGCACCGAAAGGTGTTTATACTAATTGGAAGAACAATGAACTACCTGCACATCTATCTGACGACATATCATCAAAGGTATATATTTGGAAAGCTAATCTCACAAAACGAGAAACTATGGAGTTAAAAAACTCCGTGGGTGGGGAAGCAAGGAGAGTGCTTAGAATACTACTAATCAATGTAGAGGCTTTTGCGACTAAAAAAATATTTAAGTTTCTTGATACCTTTATTCACAGAAGTAATTTCTTAATAGCCGTTGATGAATCAACAACAATTAAAAATATCAAAGCTAAGAGAACCAAGGCTTTGATAAAATTTGCTGAACGAGCCAAGTATAAAAGAATACTTACGGGTGCTCCAATAACAAAATCTCCGTTGGATTTATACTCACAGTTTTCATTCATGAGTCCAAAGCTATTGAACTTTTGTTCTTTTTGGTCTTTTCAAGGACGATATGCCGTGATTAAAAACGTCAAGATGGGGTCACATCAATTCAATCAAATTGTAGGTTATAAAAATTTGGAAGAATTAAAGAAAAAGATCGATCCTTATTCGTACCGAGTTACGAAAGAAGAGGCACTTGATCTACCTCCAAAAACATATGTTACACGACAAGTTGACATGACAATGGAACAAGAAAGATACTATCAAAGTATCAAAAAAACATCAGTAGCATTACTTGAAGGTGGAGACATGGTTACTGCACCCGAAGTTATGACAAGGCTTCTGCGATTGCAGCAGTTGCTTTGTGGTTACCTTGTTACTGACGAAGGCGAAGTAAAACACATACCAAACAATAGGTTATCGACATTACTTGAAGTAATAGAAGAGATGGAAGGTAAAGTTATTATATGGTCTAGGTTTCGACATGACATCATGAAAATTTGCAGTAGCTTAAAAGGTGTGTATGGACAAGATTCCACAGTGTCTTACTTTGGCGATACAACTATGGCACAAAGAGACGAGGCAATAGCCAGGTTTCAGAACCCGACAGATCCCACAAGGTTCTTTGTTAGTAATGCACAAACGGGTGGTATGGGAATAACTCTTCATGCCGCGACAAATGTAATC